CACTCTAAAGGCAAAGAATAAAGAGCTAAACAAAGAACAAGATGAGATAGGTGAGAAAATAAGAAATGGTACACTAACACTTGCAGACACCGCAAAAACATGAAGAAACCATACTTTAAAAACAAATGGAAAGAGTACAATGCTATCAGTCCTGATAAGTTTGAACCTATGCCATATGACCTCTTCATGGATTGGAGAGCTGACAACTGGGAGCTAAAACGTCCTTATTCATGTGTTATACGGGCTACATACCACGACAACATGAAGATTAAGGAATACTCCTATAAAATGCCTCACGCTGCTGAGAGGCGATTTAAACAGCTAATGACTAAGGACAATGTAAGCATTACAGTTTGCAATTCCGAGACAGTAGCACACATCAACCCTAAACATTTCATTAACGATGGCTTCTAACCGCACCCAAGAGATCAGAACTGCTGAACTCATCCAAGAAATCAAGGCTCATCCACATAAGGAAGAGTTAGTTCAACTAATGTTTGAACAAGTAGCAGATGACACACCAGCTGTACGCTGTGAAGAGAAAGCAATCTATGAAGACATGAAGCTTGATAAGTACTATGCATCAATAGCTTAAACACAATGCAAGCACCTACACCAGCACAAATTGAAGAACAAGTTGAGCATGAAAGAGATGCTATTAGACAAGGACTCAAGAGGTTAAAGGAAAACACTAAGAAACTAGAACAAAAGGACTATGCTTCTGCCTCTGTGTATGGTGTTTGTACCATTGAACAATTGCTACCATTAGTGATTGAACAGATAGAGCAGACTAACAACCGAATACATGAAGGACGTGTTGGTCAATCCTTTAAAGAAATTGCTAAGTATTTAAAGGACGTTGAACCACTAGCCGCCGCTGCTATCGCTTGTAAGGTCACAGTTGATAAGGTATTTAGCTACAAAGACTCAAGCAACCAGCTGACCAATGTAACTGAATCAATTGGAAAAGCCTTAGAGAGCGAGTGTCAGATGAGACACTATGAACAACATGCTCCAGGATTACTGCACACACTTAAGAAAAACTACTGGCACAAGTCATGTGGTACACATCAAAAGGTAGTAGTCATTCAGACACTGATGAATCGCTACGAGGTGCAGCAATGGCAGACATGGGGATCAACTAATAGAATAAAGCTAGGAAGTTGGCTACTTGATTGTATATTGGAAGCGTCTCATTGGTTTGAGAAAGAAACCAGAAGACAAGGTAGGAAGAAAGTTAATTATCTTGTCCCTACACCTCAGTTTATGGCTATCAAAGACGAAGTAATGTGTAATGCTGAGTTATTCAGCCCACTAGCTTGGCCTATGTTAATCAAGCCTAATGAATGGAGTAACGAAAAACCTGGTGGCTACATACTTAATGAGGTGATGAAGGGTCACGATATGGTAAGAAGGAGCGGTCAGCCATCTATACAGGGAGAACAACCAATTGCTGCTTTAAACAAGATTCAATCGGTTGCCTATACACTTAATCCATTCACTGTTAATGTATCTGAACAGCTACAAAGACAACAGATAAGTGTAGGCAAGTTCAAACCTATTGTTAACCATGACGAACCACCTAAACCTTTTGATATAGCTGAGAACTCAGAGAGTAGACATGCTTGGAAGAAAGCTGTTACTGAAATACGAAATCTCAATGCTCAAGAGTTTAGACGTTCATGTAGGACAAGGATGACAATGGATACAATGAAACTTTTCAAAAAGAAAGAGAGGTTTTATTGTCCACACTCATTTGACTACCGTTCTAGGATATATCCTATCCCAGCCTTCTTGTCATTCCAAGACACCGATTGGGGTAAAAGTCTACTTCGCTTCGCTGATGAAGCCTTTATGGACGATCAAGCTGAGCAATGGCTCAGGTTTCAACTAGCCACTACCTATGGGTTAGATAAAGAGACACTTGAGGATAGACTACATTGGACGTATGAGAACGAGTACCTAGCACATCGTGTAGCTACTGATCCAATAGGATACCTCTCAGATTGGGAGGGAGCCGAAGAACCTTGGCAATTCCTAGCTGCATGTGATGAGTTCTATCATTGTATAGTTAAGAGAGATAGACTAAGCACTGGCTTACCTATCGCCATAGACGCTACATGTAGTGGTCTACAAATACTCGCTGGACTCGCTAAAGACAAGTCTACTGCTGACTTAGTTAATGTTACTAATTCAGATAAACCTCAAGATGCTTACGCAGCTGTAGCTGAAGCTTCAAAGCCTCACATTCCTGAGCGATTGAGACATAAATGGGACAGGAAAAAACTCAAAAGAACCGTTATGACTATACCTTACAATGCAAAACCATTCTCAAACCGAGATTACATTAGGGATGCATTGAGAGAGGATGATATAGAAATAACTAAAGAAGAGTTAACTGAGACTGTACATGCAGTTAGAGAAGCTATGAATGCCATAGTTCCAGGACCAATGAAGGTTATGAAATGGATAGAGTCTGAAGTTGGTAAAGCTATTAAGCGTGGTGCTAAGTACATCGAATGGGTAACACCAGCTGGATTTACTGTTCACCAAAAACTTAACAAGCATAAAGTAGAAATCTTACAACTTCAATTACTAGGTAAAGTATGTAAATACTCTGTGTCTACTGGAGATAGTAAGGAGGTAGACTTATTAAGACACAAAGCAGCAACAGCACCAAATCTAATACATTCGCTTGATGCTAGTCTGTTGTCTTTTACTGTCCTTCAGTTTAATGCACCTATAGCTTTAATCCATGATAGTGTCTTATGCAGAGCTACTGATATGACTGAGTTATCCAGAATTGTTAGACAAACATACATGCATCTCTTTGCAGAGCATGATTACTTAACTACCTTTGCTACTCAAATAGGAGCAGAGACTAGCCCACCGATTATTGGCGACCTTAAACCTGAGTCAGTAATTGAATCCACTTACTTTTTTTGCTAATGTCACGAAACGACACCCACGTTACAGAAACACCCGTTAAACTTGAAGGGTTTAATGCGGTACTTAAGCCAAGTCAATTCGGTTACAGCCTGAAGGCCGTAGTTGGAGATGACATGATTAAAACTTTAGAGACTGAGAGAATAGACCAGATTGAATGGTGTAAATCAAAGTTAAAGAATCCTAAGAGATCGAAAGAGAACTTTACACCTTGGGAAGAATTATCTGATGGAAAATATACTGTTAAATTCTCATGGGGCGAGGACAATAAGCCGCCAATCTATGATACTGAAGGTACTTTGGTTACTGATACTGCTATCCCTCTCTACGAAGGTAGTGCTGTCAAACTTGCCTTCTATCAAAAACCTTATGTGTTAAGAGATGGTGTCACCTATGGCACATCATTGAAACTAAATGGAGTACAGATTGTTACTGTCAACAGTAAGGCTGGTGTAGATACTGGCGATGCTAGTGATACTGACGTGAAGGCAATGTTTGGCACATGTGACGGCTACAAGACTAGTGAGCCTAACCCACAACCAGCTGACGGAACACCCTCATCAGTCGAAGAACAAGATGATTTCTAATGGGTTATCGATCAGGATTAGAGGAGAAAGTCTCCAAACTATTATCTGAATTAAAGATTGACTATGAGTACGAAAGTACGAAAGTCGCTTATCAAATCCAACACCATTACACACCCGACTTCTATCTGCCTAATAAGCACATATACTTAGAATGTAAGGGTTATTGGGATTCAGCTGATCGTCGTAAGATCAAGAACGTGAAGGAGCAACACCCAGACTTAGACATAAGGATGGTCTTTCAGTCTCCTTCAAATAAGATCTCCAAGAGATCAAAAACAACCTACGCTAAGTGGTGCGAGCGTCACCAAATACCTTGGACTACTTGGCACGAAATACCAATGGAATGGCTCATCTAGAGAGCGAATTTGTTAGGCATACACCATGTCAGAGCTGTGGATCATCAGACGGTAATTCAGAATACACTGATGGTCACACATTCTGTTTCGTATGCCACACCCGAACCTCAGGGAATGAGGAAACAACACACACTCATCACATGTCTAAAGATGTACAACTCAAAGGATCAGCCATACGGCTGCAAAAGAGAGGAATATCTGAAAAGACCAACCAGTTTTACAAAATTTACCGAGACGGAGAACTTCTACGCTTCCATTACTACACGAGCGATGGAATACTTCAAGGAGTTAAGGTAAAAACTAAGCAAAAAGACTTCTATTATGAAGGTACTACTACCGATACTCTTTTTGGTCAGCATTTGTTTCCTAGTAGTGGCAAACGCATCATTGTTTATGAAGGTGAATTAGATTGTGCCAGCGGCTACGAAGCTATGACTGGTTGGCCACATGTATCATTACCACACGGAGCACAAGGTGCGAAGAAAGACATCCAAAAACAAATCCCCCTTTTCCAAGGTTATCAAGAAATTGTCCTCTTCTTTGACGGAGATCAAGCTGGAAGAAAAGCAGCGGAGGATGCTGCAAGCGTACTACCACCAGGGAAGGTCAAGATTGCAAGGCTCGAATCCTATAAGGACGCTTCGGAAGCTTTACAAGCGAATGATGCAGAAGCCATAAGAAAGGCTATATGGGATGCAAAGCCATACCAACCAGATGGTATTGTTGACGCTAAATCTTTATTAAAAGAAGTCACTACCCCACAGAAACCATTTGACCATGAATACCCCTACAAAGGACTTAACGAGAAATTACACGGGATCAGGTACGGAAGCCTTGTCACATTTACTTCTGGAACTGGTCAAGGAAAATCAACCATCACCCGTGAAATTGCAACTCACCTCCTCAACAAGGGGGAACGTGTTGGGTTCTTGGATCTTGAGGCAAGTAATAGACAAACAGCATTAGGTTTAATGTCTACTGCTGTAGGCAAACCTTTACATCTTGGAGAACATGATGAAAAAGAACTCAAAGAACATTTTCATAATACCATTGATAATTGGAATCTCTACATGTTTGACGGCTTTGGTTCTTACGACCCGTCTGTGGTTTACAATCGGATCGAGTACCTTGCCAGTGGATTGGAGTGTCGTACTATATTCTTAGACCATCTTAGTATTTTATTGAGTGGACTCGAAGGTGATGAAAGACGTATGATAGATCAGACTATGACTAAGTTACGCAGCTTAGTTGAACGTACTGGTATAACTTTATTTCTAGTTAGTCACTTAAGAAGATCAAACAATGATAGAAAATCACATGAAGAAGGAGGAAGAGTATCACTCTCACAACTTAGAGGATCTCATTCAATATCTCAAATCTCAGATGCGGTCATTGGACTTGAACGGAACCAACAGTCCACAGAGGGAGGAGGCGATACGACACTTAGAGTCCTTAAAAACCGTTATTCAGGCGAGACAGGCATAGCTTGCACATTAACTTATGATTTATCCAGCTGCCGATTTAGTGAGAATGATTCTACGAAACAACCCTATGTATTCGGAACCGAAGAAGCCCAGGATTTTTGAAGGTAGTGAATACGAACACCCTTGGTATACCTACCTTAAGAAACCCAAACCACCTACGGAGGAACAAGTAAAGAAAGCACAGTTCAAAGACAAAACGTATAAGTGGCCAAAGAAATAATGATCATCTTCGATTTGGAAACAGATGGTCTACTTCCTGATCTCACTCGTATACATTGTCTATCTTTATACAACTCAGAGACAAATGAAATTGAATCGTTTAATGATGAACGTGACAACAAGTACTCAATCACTGAAGGATTGGCTAAACTCAGTGTCGCTGACACCATTATCGGCCATAACATTCTCGGCTTTGACTTACCTTGCATCAACAAGCTCTACCCTTTTTTCACTACCACTGCTCGTACTATTGATACTCTTATTCTTTCACGTCTTTACCATCCAAATCTATTAGACATTGATTGGAGACGTAAGGAAAAAGGATTGCTAAAGAACATGCCATTGCAATTATTTGGGAGACATTCACTAGAATCGTGGGGTCATAGATTGAATCATTACAAAGGAGAGTTTAGTAAAACTACTGATTGGAAAGATTGGTCGCCAGAGATGCAGATGTATTGTGAACAAGATGTTTCTGTTACTATTAAATTATTAGAACATTTTTCACCTAAATTATGCGTATCTTAGATTTGTTTTCAGGTATTGGAGGTTTCTCATATAGTGCTGAAAAATTAGTAGGCATTGGTAAGACCGTCCAATTTGTTGAGAATAATCAGTACTGCCAACAGATTTTAAACAAACATTGGCCTCAAATTCCTATACACTCAGATATCCGAACTTTCAATGGAAACAAAGGAGACTATGATTTACTCACAGGTGGATTTCCTTGCCAAGATTTATCAACAGGAGGTAAGGAGAGAGGACTTACAAAAGGTACAAGATCATCACTGTTCTACGAAGTCATCAGATTGCTCAGAGAAATCAAGCCAAGATTCTTACTACTCGAAAACGTCAAGCACCTCTTGCACCACAACAAAGGAGAGACATTCAAAGAAGTCCTCAAACAAATATCCGAAAGCGGGTATGTATGCGAATGGAATGTTATCAGCTGTGACTCCATTCAAGGGTGTCACAAAAGAGAAAGGATTTTCATCATTGCCTACCCCGAACACTATGGACTACCTACCACAGAGGGATGTCCAAGCAATGAGCAACCTAGTAAGACAAAGACCAGGACGCAAACGGTTGTCAAATTTGAGGGAGGCAGTCAACCCAACAGCGGTGAAGATGTTCAACGAGTTACAAGTGAATGGAAACCGACCAGACATTTGCTCGATCCAAACTGGCAGTCCTACTCAGTTAAACCCACAATTTCTGGAACTGATGCTCGGATTCCCTTTGGATTATACAAAAACAGGATAACTGCTTTAGGAAATAGTGTTTCTCCTCAAGTTGCAGCTATACCACTGACACGTATTAAGGAATTAAATGAAGCCTTTACCACCTCTACCTGACTGGGTTGCGTTAGAGCACTCAGTCGCTGAAATCCTCACACAACAAGAACTACATGGATGGTATTTTAATGAACGCTCTGCATGGGAACTTGAATCGAGTCTCCGAAAAGAACTTGAAACACTTAGTGAACTACTACGCAACAGGCATCCTTTCATCTCAGGTGCAGAGTTCACTCCTAAAAGAGATAACCGAACCCAAGGTTACGTCAAAGGAGCTAAATTCACAAGGATAAAAGAACTTAACCCTACATCAAGAGATCATATTACATGGATACTGACAACTCAGTATGGATGGAAACCCTTATTAACAAGCTTGAAGAACAAGAAGCCTGTGATAGACGAGACGGTCCTGAAGGACATTGGCACGGATATCGCTCTTCGTTTTCTACGATGCCTGGAACTAAAAAAGGCTTTAGGGATGATATCCGAAGGCGTGAACGCATGGCTCAAGCTATGTACGACCTCTAGCCGTATACATCACCATTGCTCCGTGGCTACGAACACATTTAGATGTGCTCACCGTAAGCCCAACCTAGCTCAAGTCCCATCAGATGAAAGATTTAGAAAACTATTTACCGCCTCGCCAGGAATGGTTATGTGCGGGGCTGACCTTGCTGGCATTGAACTCAGGATGCTTGCTCACTACCTCGCCAGATACGACGGTGGGAGATATGCCAACATACTCCTTAACGGAGATATACACCAAGTCAACGCAGACGCTATTGGAATCTCCCGACGTGCTGTCAAGACTGTAACTTATGCATTTTTATATGGAGCAGGTAATGAAAAAATCGGATTGTCAATTGACAAACAACTATCATCAGATAAGGCTAAGGCTAAGGGAAGGAAAGTCCGTGCCGACTTCGTTGCTGCAATCCCTGGACTATCAGAGTTGCTATCGAATATTAAGAAGCGGTCTTCCAAAGGCTCGATCTTTGCTATTGATGGAAGGAAGATCATAGTAGATAGCCAGCACAAGGCTCTTAACTATTTACTTCAGTGCTCAGCTGGTGTTATAGCTAAGCGTTGGATGTTGATAGCTCACGAAATGATTAAAGAAGTTGGTATAGAGGCACATCAATTAGCCTTTATACATGATGAACTTCAGTTTGAATGTACACCCACCTACGTAAATGACCTTAATTTCACCCTCGAAAACTCAGCTATTAGAGCTGGAGAATATTACAAGATGCGAATACCAATCGCAGCCGAATCCAAGTCTGGAGCAAATTGGTCAGAAGTCCATTGATATAGCATGGGCTGCTGGTTTATTTGAAGGCGAAGGTACAATTTATTTTCATACTCAGAGTACAAGATATAGACTTGGTTTAAAGATGACTGATAAAGATGTTATGGACAAATTCTTTAACATTTTTAAAGTAGGAACGTTATATGGCCCATACACACCTAAAGAGAAAAGATTAGATGGAGAAAATAGGAAAGTTTTCTGGTTATGGCAATGTTGGAAACCTTCTGAAGTGCATGGCTTTTTAAAAAATCTCCTACCGTATTTTGGTAAAAGGAGAGCAGCAAAAACTATTGAGGCATTAAGCTATGAAAATATTAGTTGATGCCGATTTCACAGTATATAAATGTACTGCTGCCGCTGAAGATGAGATTGATTTCGGTAATGATGTTATTGTTGTCTCATCTAAATTCTCTGATGCATACTCAGCTGTTGAACGTGAGTTAACTAAGATTCGTATGCAATTTAAATTGTCTGATGAATTGATTTTATTTTTCAGCGATAGTGAGAATTTCCGTAAAACTATAGCACCCTCGTATAAAGGACACAGAAATCGTAAGAAGCCTTGCGGTTACAGGCGAGTCATCAATAAGTTAAAGGATGATTACTCTGTTATTACAATGCCTACGTTGGAAGCAGACGATGCACTTGGTGTATATGCTACACAACACCCAGGAAATGTCATAGTATCTCCCGATAAAGATATGAGACAGATACCAGGAAAGTTATATAACTTAGACGAACACACACTCATAACACAAGAGGAGGGAGCTAAATGGCATTTAGTTCAAGCCGCAGCTGGAGACAATACTGATGGCTATAGCGGTATCCCAGGAATAGGAGTTAAACGTGCTCATGCTATCTTTAAAGAGCATGGATATAGCTGGAAAACATTAGTGAAAGCATTTGCAGATAAAGACTTATCCGAAGATGTAGCACTTTTAAATGCTAGACTAGCTCGAATACTAACAGCAGAGGATTATGACTTTGAAAAACAACAACCAATCTTATGGAATCCCAGCTCCGATTACAGAGTTGACGATGGAGCAAGACTTGAGGATGAGGATTCTAAATGATGCATTTGACAATCCCGATACAAAGATGGAAGACATTAAAACTATCTTCCTAGCACTTCAAGAACAAAACTTTGTACTTTCTAACAGTATAACAAATTTATTGAAAAAATGGCCGAAACCACCAATGAAACTGGACCAACCTATTACAGGCGTGGATCCATCCAAGTCTGGGATTTTGTTCGTGATCAAGAGCTGAATTTCCACTTAGGTAACGTAGTTAAATACGTCTGTCGTGCTGGTCACAAATTTGACGACATAGATGACCTAGAAAAAGCAATCCACTATTTACAAAATGAAGTCGAATTTAGAACAAGCAAAAGAGTTCAGGAATGCATTCGGAGTGAAGAACTCGTCGAAACTGCCTTCACGCAATATGCAAAAGAATTTGATCGTTGAGGAGTTTAAAGAATTTTTAGAAGCAGAAGGTATGCTATTTAGAGATAGCTTAGTTCTGCGTGAGGAGGCTATTAAAGAACTCAGTGATCTCGTATATGTCTGCTATCAATACGCAGCAAATATGGGATGGGATTTAGACGAAGCTCTACGTCGAGTCCATGAAAGTAACATGTCCAAACTAGATGAGGATGGAAAGCCTACATATAGAGAGGACGGTAAAGTATTAAAGAGCAAAAATTACAAACCACCTACACTAAGTGATCTAGTCTAATGACAAGTTTAATATCTAGAACTGGTCGGGTTCAGTCATGGATAGACGATCCCACCTCCCGCCTACCAGTGTCATGCACTGTC